CTTACCGCCTGCGCTTCAGCTACAATCATGGCAAAGTTTGCGCCTGTTGGAATGGTAAGGCCAACGGCTGTAGAAGCGTCCGTTATTTGCTGATAGCCAAGGCATGAGGTAGTTTGTTTTAAGCCCATTGTTATTCCTGTTAGTATTTTATGCCGCGAAGCCCAAATGTATGAGAAACCAAGCCGGTAAAATCATCATTTAGCCTTACTATAAACTTGTCGCCCACAGCCATGTTAATAGGTTTTCCATAATCAACAGTAATATCAAATGCTACTGTTAAAGTTTGCGCTAATCCTGCGAAGCTTGATAATTGCGTATGCTCTGTTATTGAAAGCCATTCAAAATTCTGTTTAAACGCTACGCCAGAAAGTAGAGGTATTTCCGATTGGCCTGCTGGCTGAATAAATACTTTAATTCCATTGGTAAGGCCCCCAGCTATTGCGCCATAATCGGTTTGATTGAAGGTAGCATGATCCGATATAACGACAAGAAACGTGTAAATATCATAAACCGCTGTGGCTGTGTAAAATATATCTGTTGGGGCAGCTGAATAATCTACATTCTGGTTATAAACGCTTGTGCCATTGCCGACAGTAGTAAGGAAGAACTGGGTTGGCCTTCCGTTACTGATAGGTAATGCTTCTGATTTAAGGAATGTAGATGGCATTTATGTCCTAATGTTATGTTATAACATAACAATTGTTATTAAGATAAAAACCTAAGCTTGTAGATGGTCGATAAATAAAGCTCTATTATACCATCAATTAGATTTTGTAAAGCGCTATCTTCTTTCTTTACTATTAAATACCTGAATTTCTCTATCTCGTCAAGCTGATTTTGCAGGAATTCAACTGGATCAGCTGTTTTCTTTACTGACTGCAATGGTATTGCACCAATCAAGCCATGACGGCCTTGGTACGCTTCTGCAAAGCCATCAGCCAACCCAACAATATCACTATAGAATCCATTCAATGCCATGTGAGCTGAAAAGCTTTTAGTGCTTAAATGAGCGCCGTGGGCATAGTCTCTTGCTAGGAATAGTAAACCTATAAATTCTGATGCTTTCATACTTCCATGCTCCTATTGACTGGTAATTTCATAATGCACTCTTTTTTGGCTTTTTGAATAATATACTCTAAATCACTCAAATCTTTATGAGTTATAAAAGCTATCTCTTCTCCATTATAATATAAATTACAACTTATAGGGTAAGGATCACCTACTGATATTTCAAAGTCTCCCGCTTTTATAGTCATTGTTGTGCCATACCTTCTACCATTGGCGCTTGTTGTACTGGCTGTTGAATTTGTTCTTGCTCACCTTGTTCTAATTGTACAGGCTCTTCCTGCTCCATTGTAGCACTACCAGCGAGCAATTCCTGCATAGCCGCTAATACCTCTTGCTTGATGTTAGGCGCTTGATCAGCTTGGAAGCTTGCTAACATACTCAATCGCTGGGTTTCGGCCTGATATGCCTTAATATCGGTCTCATAATGTTTATTCTGCATTTCTTTGGCCTCAATAGACTGGTCAGCCTGTTTTAGCATCTCGTGCGTTTGGTCAAGCTCTTGGCTCATTTGCTCAAGCTGCTGCTGCAATGCCACAACTTCAGGTGCTGCGTCATCATCGCTCAATAGCTTAGGATCAATGGTCTTTCTAAACCGTTCAGCCATTTCATCAGCCCCAGGCCAATCCATGTTTTTAATAAATAAATCGCCAGCAACAGCCCATAACTGTTGATTGCCTTGTAATAGCTGAGCCATAGCTTCTAGGGATTCTTGGCGTTTGGTCATGTATGAAGGGCCTGTGGTTACACAAACGTCATAGGTACCAATACCTAGATTATAAATCTTCTTAACAACAGCACCATTCTCGTCCTTAATGGTATTGACTGGCTGCTCTTGATTAGGATTTACCTCGGCATTATCTGTCTCGCCATCCATACCAATGATACGCGCTACGCGCTGCGTATCGTATATCTTAGGGATAAGATCTACTATTTGCCTCGTGCAATGGCGTACAGCACGAGCAAGGTTATCGACATAATGGTAAGTTCCAATGTCTGATTGGCGTTCTCTAGCAAGGATAGCTTTGCCGCTTTTTTCGTTACCAGCCATTCCAAGTGAAGCATCATACTGTCCTGTCGCTGATTTTATATCGTCTGCTGCGCCTGCCTTGGCTTGTAATACACCTGATGACGCTTGTGGTGGCATTGCGCGTTGAGGGAGTGGCAATGGTGAGCCCATGCCGTCGGTTGCGTCTGCGTTTACTTCAAGATATGGGTAATTATCTACGTTTGCGCGCTTCCATTGCTGTTCATAGCCTTCGAACTGACCGGAATATCCAACAAAAGGTGCTTTGGGTGCAAGAGCCAACATTTCCGCCTCTTGCGACACCCAATAATTATACATGCGCTGCGCGTCTTTGGCATTTCGAACAAGGCCGGATAGATACAGTCTACCTTCTACCTCAAACTCATTACCAACAACACGAATGACGGGAATCCATTTACCAGCCCAATCACTCTTTTCTAATACCTCATAACCGTTGGTCTTTACCCAACAAACCTTCTTAACGTCTACTCGCCTTGTTTTATTTGGTTTAAGGCCATATTTCTTATATTGCTTTGCTTCTGGTGAGCCAGACAGTGCCACTGTTCCATCAGGATATGAGTTTAATGTCTTGGATTCGTGCTCTATATAAAAGTACTCCGCAATTCTGACGGTTTCTGCATTAATCCAAGCCGCCAAACTTTCATCACCCACGCCTTGCGCTTGGATAGTTGAAATGGGGGAGGCATGGGGATAGGTATTTTCATATTCTTCTTTCGATAGCTCGGTCTCGATAATGCACCATTCAGCATCCGCCCCACATGGGTCTTGCATGAGTGGATCCATGTAGACACTGAACGAGTTGCGAATGCGGGCTATGCGAATATCCTGATCGAAAGACTTTTCGTCTACATAATCAGTCAGTATTCTAAAATATCCCTCTCCATAGGTTACTTGATTATCGCAAGCTGTATCATACGCCACATCAGCATCACTGATGTACTCAATATGTCGAACGATACCATCAAAAATTTTAGCGACTTCAATATCGGCCTTATCATCGACTGGTATTACTTTTCCGGCAGGTCTGTTTTGGCGTTGGTCGTTTGTGACCTGTAATACATGCTGGGGGAGCTTGTTGATAGTAAGACAAGGTCTCGCATTAATGGTTTGACCTTGCACAGAGCCTCTAGTTGCAAGGACGTCAGCCGGCCATTGCCAGTTATTGTCTGGGGATCCTGCTTTAAATTTAAGGTCATCTAATTCATCCTCTCTTGAATCGCTATAGGCTGCAATAGCGCTTTGCAAGCGCTTGCGCATGATTGACAGGGTGTCTTTGTCCTTGTCTTCGCTTTGTTCGTCGTATTCAGCCATTATTTTTTATCCAATGATTTATTTGCATTAAAATCATCAATACTTAAACACAATTCTTTTGTTCTATCATCAATGGCTCTAATAATGTCTCTAAATATAGTTCCTGATGCAACTCCATGCCTTTCGCATTCTTTGGCTTCCATATCTATAAATTCTTTTATTAGTTTTTTAGTTCTTTCCATTAATTAACTCTTTTGCCAGTTTAACAAATTCAGGCTCTTTAGGATAAAGCTTATAATCGCAATCCCTGTCAAGCGAATCGATATACATTTCGTCTTTATTCTCTTCCCACCAAGCTAAAACACTATGCGCTAAAGTGAGCGACATAATAAGGTCTTTTTCGTTATCGCCCATCAATTACCCATCCAAGATGAAAGGCCAGAAGCCGATCTATAGTTTGTTATGTCTACTTTTCGCTTCATTGTACTCGCTTTCCTTATGCCTTCGCAAGCGTATCTTAGAGCATCAATAACATGGTTATTTTTATCTTCAATGATAGGCAATATTTCATCTGTTAGTTTGTCTCGCTTGTAGCTGTAGCTATTCAACTCATCAATCAAGTGCTTGCACCTAGGATGAACAACAATATCAAATGATTGCAAGAACGATATTCCTTCAACGATACTGCCAGCTCCTTTTGCTGCCGCTTGTATCTTAGGATAGCCATGTTTGCGCATATAATCTATTGTTTCAGGCCGTGCGCTGTCTGCTCTAATGAACCACTTTCGCGACTCAGGTACACGATCGAATAGGTCAGGTAAATTAACAATCTCGCAGCCTATCATATACGCTTCATAATCGACATAAAGACGATTACCTTCTAAACTGCATCTTATTAGCGTACTAGGATCAACACTAAATCCCCAATCAGCACCAAGACGATGAATAGTCCCATCTGGACGTTCGAACTCTTCAACAATAAAGTTCTTGAATATACGCGCTTCGCTATTCTTTCTATATTCACCGAGCCAAACATGGCAATACTTATCATAATCTCTCTTGCGATCATATTCCATTTCATCCTTAAGTACGTCTGGAAACCAAGGGTTGTCCATGTAATTGGCTTGGACTATGACAGAATCAGGAGGTGGATTGTCGCACCGAAGAAATGCGTCTATTGGGTCTGTTGGGTCGTTTGGGTTCCAAGAAAACCACAGTTCACTGCCAGGCTTACGAAATGTGGGGCGAACTATGTCGAGTGATTTTTGGCTGACGTTTTGAGCTTCCTCTATCCAAAGAATGTCGAATGATTCAAGTGATTTGATAGAGTCTGAAGTGTGTGACTGTAGGCCGGTGAATATAATCTCGCTGCCATTCAATCCTTTTATGGTTGATTCTTGTACCTCAAACAGCGATCCAACACCAAGTTGCTCAATCTTTATTTCTAACAGCTTCTTTACTGAATGCTTAAGTGATTTTTGTATTTCACGAGCGCAACAGATAGCGGTCTTTTCCATGATGCATCGCTCAATAGCAAGTTCAGCGAAGAAATGAGACTTGCCAGAACCACGACCACCCCAGCAACCTTTATACCTACTTGCTTCAAGTAATGGCTCAAAGGTTTCAGGGGTTTCGATGGTGAGATTCATTTTACAATCTTGCGTGTTATTGTGCTCACTTCCAATTTACCGTTTAACTCACCCGACATATCAACACTTTTAAGGTCTGGCATAACCTTCTTGAGTAGGATCTCAGCGGCTTTAATTTGTTGGCTTGTCATTTCAATCTCACCAATAGCGCACTTTCCTAGGTGCGTAATTAGGTTAGAAGCTTGTATTTTCTGCTTCCATTCCTCTGTCAATGTCTTGCTAATTCTTGCTGCCATATTAGTATTTGTTTATATTAGCGTTTTCTAACATAGGTGTAACTGATTTCGCCAATTATTGTAAGCAATTGATGGATGAAAGCCAGCGCCTACAATCCCCCGACCAAAGCAAAACCAATAGCCGTGCTCTTTTCTAATGTTTGGTTTACTTTTCATCATGTTCAAACATCACCTCCAATTCCTTCTGGCATCCTTCAATAATATCAAGTAAATGCTGTCGTTTATTCATTTGTTCAGCTCTAAAGCATCGAGCTATTGTATCAGAATAACCAACTTCCTCGCTAAAAGTCAATAGTACTTTTTTACCGTTATCTAATTTCACTTCAACACTTTTCATATTTTTCTCAAAAAAAAGGCCACCTTCGATTTTTTACGTCTAAGCGGCCTAAAACGCATCATAACACTGGGAGAGAGTGAGGGTTTGATGTATTAAAACACATATTAAAAACAATTGCAAGTACTGCGCAAACAATCATTCCACCTAAACACCACATAATTACTTCTATTTCGTCTTTCATAAACCCTCTCCACGACACAAAAATAATAAACCAATACAACCACTCATCTTTTAACTAAACTAACCGTGTACCCATCTTCTCTCAAAGCCTTGATGGCTTCTTTAATATCTTCACAGCATGTGCGCTCTAGGATTGCCTTTGCGCTTGCGAAGGGGTTTATTAGTTGTCCATCTTTTTTTATTGTGTAGTGTTTCATCTCATCTCTCCGGTTGTCGTTTCTTAAAAAGTTGGTTCATTGTACCTTGTATAAAACATTTGTCAATAAAAAAATATAATTGTTTTAACTCTCTTTTATAAATCCATCCTTTACCGTTACAAACAGATACACACTATAAGTGTGTGTATCTATTTGTATTACTCGTTACAAAGCGTTACAAAGTACCTATTTGTATCTGTTTGTAACGCTATACAATCCAATAAAAACCGTCATAATCATTTGATATTCCTAAGCTTTTTAACTTATCACGGGATCTGTAAAAAGTTGTTCTATTTGTATTTTCACCTGCATTTAACCGCTTATAAAACAAATCTCGCCAATGGTCACAATGCACCACTTGTAACGGCATATTTTCAGGTAAAATTGTCTTTTTGAAGTACTCAAACGGTTCATCACCATAAGTTTTTAATGAATCAGTCAAACATTGCAATGCCAAAGCATCATTTTTACCCAGCTTTTTATACTTCGCTTTCATAGATAATTCACCTTTACATTCTAAAACCAAGCTAACAATCGAATCACCATCTTCATCAATACGCCCTAAATTAACCTCTTTAAAATTAAATAACATATCATCAGGCTTTTTAGCATTCTTTTGCTTTTTGCACTCAAGCGTTAAACCGTTATCATTCTTATCCTTACTAATTAAAAACTCGCCTTCACAAGAGGCAGGTAAAACAGAACTTCCACGCGCCCTACCTCCTTCAGCATGGCCTGTATGGTGCACAATTAATACGGTCTTACCGCTTTCTCTAAAATGATCGTCTACACTATTAATAAAGGCCGACATGTCTCGTGAGCTGTTTTCATCACCTTCACCAAAGTTTCTATTCAATGTATCTATAATAACAAGGCCAGCTGAAGGACATATAGCATCAACCGCCTGCTTTACCCACGCTGCATTGGTTCGGTCTGTTAATCTTGCAGGATGCCTAGAAAGATAAAGATTATCAGGGCATTCAGTTTCATAATGCAGCGTAAGAGCTTCAAACCTATCGCCTATACCACTATGTCCCTCACCAGCCAGGACAACAACAGGAGATTGCATTACCTTTGAGCCATGCCACTCTAAACCAGTAGCAATGCAAAACGCCATATCAAACGCAACAAACGACTTTCCAGATCCATAAGCTCCACTAATTAAACTTACCCCACCGGACTCTAAAACTCCTTTTATCATCCAAACTATATTAACCGGGTTGGCTATAATTTCTTTTATCTGTACCAGTTCGAATTCTATAGGATTTTTTACTTCATCTATTTCAATCTTTCTCGCTGGATTAATCCAACCCATCCGTTGCGCTTCTGAAAATATGGCTTTATATCCAGTATGGGTTGGCTTGAACGATTCCCAAGACTTAGAATCAGCCGAAGGATCAAACTTATCGCTGGTACTAGACCAATCCATCCATAAACCACGGCCAATATCGCCTAATCCCTTAAGCCTGTGTCCGTTCTTTTGCCAAAGCTCTCTATCATCAGCCCTCATAAATAAAAGCGCGCTACGCAAACAGGCGATTGTTTTAGGTGAAACTATTTCTATATCCTGTTCTATAGAATGTGACTCACTACCATTTACTTTTGAATGAATAGGCTTTAAACGCTGCTCTACAAAATCAGCAATGCAACAGGGCGGTGATATACCAGAACATTCACCTGTTACGGTAAAATAACGGCCTGAGCTGTAGGCTTCAATTCCTGTTTTATTGCTTCCCAATGAATCAAACTTGCGCCCATATCCAATAGAGTGCCACCCATCACCGCTTGGGCTAAGTTCTGTATATCCTGGTAATTCTTCTTGTATATATCCTAGCTCTGGATTTTTTGACATTTCATCAAGATCAACTCCCTGCCAATAATTACCAGTCCCATCACTACCTAGGGCAAATCCTAATCCAGTATATTGTCCAGATTGTAATATATTACAAGCGTCATCGAGCGTCGAAAGCATACCCATGTCATTTGAACCGTCCAATTCACCTGACCGCATCGAGCCATCAGTATAAAACGGTACCTTTCTTGGTTTCTTTGTTGGATCTTGGTTTTGAATTGACTTCCATAATAACCATCGTTTAGCATTTCGCATTTCATAGGGTATATTTTCATAATCTTCTATCATGCCTTAAACCCCAATTCAGACTCCGCAGAAGCCTTACTTTCTACGATAGGGCTTCTGTTATTGCATACAACACAAAAGTAGGGGTAACAATCCCGTCCATCTTTGTTTATAGCCCACTTCACCTCATAGTTATGATTGCCGCAACGGGAGCATGGTTTAAGCTTGTCTTTGTTATTTTTCATTTATTATCCTCCAAATAGTTGCTTAATTTTTCAATCAAATAGTAAGAAGGTTGTGCCGTTTTACCTTTAGCAAAATTATAAAGAACCCTGTAGTTTACTCCGCTTTTGTCAGAAACTGTACTTAAGTTCCTGTCTTGTAAAATCTTTTTTATCTGTTCTGGATGTAGCATTTACTCACCTTTTTGATTGATTTAAAAAACTATTGACATTTTACACATTTACTAGATAATAGCAAGCACACTAACAACATAGGCACAGCCAAAATGAACGAAGAAGAATCAAATTACATGAACTCTTTAACAGAACAAGAATTTGAAATTTATCTTAATGGAAGAGAAGCAGGGTTAAAGCATGGAGCTGATGAAATGGATTTAGAAGCAATATCATGGGCTATAAACAAGCTTAATGCATTTGGAGTTGCTAGTAACACAATGGAAAACGCTTTAATGGTAGATAGATTATTTTCAATGATTAAATAAGTACACTAACAAAGCGAGAAGGAAATAAAAATGAAAGAAGAAGCAAAAAATAGATTATTGATAGCACTTCCATACATGAGAAAAGCTGTCGAAGATGCAAAGAAAAAAGGTAGTGTTCAGATTGGAATCCTTTCAATAAAGCCTGATGGTAGCGGAAACATAGAAATGAGATTTGATGCTGATGATTTTTTTAATGATATTGGAATAATTATCGACTGCCCTGAACAAACAAAAAAAGATGATATTAGAGCCGATGCGGTTAAGTTTTTAAATAAACATGGAATAAAATAATGAAACAAGCATCAAAACAACGCACCAACTGGCTCCGCCAGGAGCGCAACAGCAAAGGGCATTTTATGCCGTATAAGAAAGAAAAAGAACAGCAATGCCAATGCAGTATGGCTATAAAAGTATTAGGTGACGGATGCGATATTTGTAACCCTTCATTAGCATTAAAACATGCTAGGGAATATATAAAAGATCTTGAGGATGAAGCGAGAGAACTAGAAGAAAAAAGTTCTTGTTCAGAATGTGGAAGAAAAAGCGAGGATGGATGGGCTTTATACTGTGTTGATTGTTTAGAGTCATTTAGAGTTAGTGATATGGAACACGCCTTCTACTCTGGCCTAAAAGCAAACAACAGCTTTTATCCGCCAAGTAAGTTGTGGGAATTTTATAAGAGAGATAGGGTGATATAATGAAAGAAACAAATAATTTATTTTTATTTATTGTCGTTGTTATCCCATGGATCATGGGAATTGTAATTGCTAAAGGATTATGGAGTACATTATTTTCAATAATGGTTCCTATGTATTCATGGTATTTAGTAGCAGAGCATTTTATGAAACTATAGGTTAAAATGAAAAAACAAATTAAAAATTTATCTCTACATGAACTAGATTTCCTTGTGGCTAAGGCTGAGGGATTAGAGCCAAAAATACAAAACAAAGCGTGTTTAATTTATGATCCATTTAGCCATGTATGCATTTACTCACCAACCACTAACCCATCACAGGCGTGGTATATTATTGAGAGGGAAAGGATTGCAGTTTTGCCCTCAGCAAATCTTGATGAATGGGTTTCAAGACAAAGTCATAGATTTATATTTAGTCATGGAAAAACATCACTTGAATCTGCTATGCGGTGCTATGTTGAGTCAAAGTTTGGTAATGAGGTTGACATTGAAAATTTAACCAATAAATAACTTTACATTTATATTTTTATGCTTATAATACTTAACATCATCTAAACAACACAACGGAGAGGAAAATGAAAATAAGCAAAGATAAAAAGTATAAAACAAGAAATGGGTTTGATGTAAAAATTTATGAAGTTTACGAAGATAAAGTACACGCTGCGTATTTACTAGGAGAAACATGGATCTGTTCTTCTTGGGATACTGAAGGTTTCTATAAAAATGATAAAGAAGAACATGTAAGCGACATAATCGAAATATCACCCTACGCAGACTTTAATATAGATGATAAGGTTTTGGTTTGGAATAATGAAGAACCAAATAAAAAATTCAAAAGGTATTTTGCAGGATTTAGTGGAAATGGATACCCAAAGGTTTGG